TTACGCTGGGGCTCCTCTGTTTCGTAGCAATAAACTGGTCCTTGATTCCGGGGCACGGTTGGCTACGAAAATTATTCGTGACGGAAGGGGCTTTGACCCCTATGTTTTTGGCCGTCGCGTTCAGCCTGGGACTGCTGGTCCAAAAACTAGGCTCGTATGGATGGCTCCGCTTCCTACGACAATTGTTGGGACGCGGTACTCTAAACAAGTCATGGCAGCGCTTTCGCGCAGGAGGCCATTCGTCTGGGGTCTTCGAGGACATGAACAGGGTGCCATTATCAGCGAGATCGAGTCGAGATTCAGGTATGTCTACTCGTTAGACTTCTCGAAATTCGATTCGACAGTTCCCGCCAGGATGATCGATGATGCATTCCGAGTGGCACGGACGCATCTAGATTTGAATGACGATGAGCTGGGTGTGTGGAGAAGGTACGTTAATGACTTCATCCACTCGCGCATTATTGCTCCAGACGGACGGGTCTATCAGAAACACAAGGGAGTTCCAAGTGGGAGCGCTTTTACTTCCATTATCGACTCAATAGTGAATTTGATTCTCGTCTCTTACATGTGGGAGAAGGTTACAGGACATAGCCTTCCGCATGATCGCGTGCTGGTGATGGGTGACGACGTCATAGTAGGGTCAAACGCTCGAATTGCCTTGGGTGAGTTGGCCTCAGCCGCGAGTGATCTGGGGTTCGTCTTAAGCGTTGAGAAATCAACGGTTACAGACAAGTCTGCCGAGTCCAAGAGGTTTGATGACAACAGGACTCACTTCTTGGGGCATTGGTGGGTTCACAGCCAGCCGCACCGAACCGAAAAAGAATTGGTGCAAAGGATGGTTTATCCGGAGAGACACCGGAAACGTGGCCCTGCAGAGTATCTTGTTCGATTGTTGGGGTACGCTGCAACGTCAGTTGAGGGACGAAGGATACTCGTCAAGCTGTTCCCGAGCCAAGACGTGGTTCAATCCTTTATCGCTGTATCTGACGCCATGAGACGGCTAGGATGGAGTGATGACGACGCGGTCGCAGATGTTGACCTTCCAGGTCAATTGAGACAGA